GGGTAGAATAACTAACAACTAGGAGACGATAAGTCCACAGGCTAATAAAAATAATGACACGCTTTTACTGTGTAACGAACGTTTTCCAAACAAGTTTGAAATTCATCCTTTCCCTTGAAAACGATACTAATTCCGGAAGAGCGGATGCCAGTTCGTAACGCTGGCTGTTCTCTCGTTTTCGAAGTTATATTAATTTGATGATGAAGTTATGAAAGAAGCTGTCCTGTTGCATCCACATCCTGTGTGAATTCAGAAACTCTCAAGTTCCACCCTTATTGGGCATACCGATTGCCGGCTCTGCTCCAAGTATATATATTTATTAAAGTATTAAAATGATATATTTATTTTGTTTTTGTGCAACTAGAGGGTTGCATCCTTTTGTGCGGATGTTATCATGGGCCGCTTCCCTTAAGGTGACCCCAAACACCCTCCTGCTTTCGTATTTCTACTAGTCATCTTTATGGAATCTCTCTCCCTCCGCTATAGAGCTCGGGTTTTACTTACTTGCCATCCGCGTACTAGCGCAGAATTATGCTTTGGTCTTTGAGAGATAAACCTATATTTTGATTTTCGAAATATTACTAATCAGGATCTGGATGAATTAAGTCTCCTGTCATGTCGCTATACTTCTTAGCGATCGCATCGTGACGCATTTCATGCGTCGTTGTATTTAGGATTTGTGTTTGTGTTGGTGTGTGTGGCTTCAATTGGATTTTGATAGGTCGCATTCTACGTCTTCGCTCGTCTCGCTTTCGCTCTTGTTCTGCGAGCTCGTCCATGAGTGCTTGGTTTGGAGTGTACTCTCGTGTTCGTCGAGCAACTCTTCGCACACCCGAATTTGGTTGGCGTCCGATGTTGATTCCCATCCCTTCTGGGCAAGAATGGTGTCGTGGCTCGTATCCTGCTCTTTCTGGGAGTTCTCCTTTCCCTTGAACCTTAGGAAGAACATGTCCCTCCTCATGATTGGAGTCTGCGAGTGCAGTGGGGTCTCCTTGAGCAAGTCTGAGGCCCTTTGTGAAATTTCCAACCATTTCTTTTGGGCTGGGGATTTTTCCCCCGTTGAAGATGATGTCGAAGAGAGATCCCTCCATGTCACAACTTTTTGTTTCAGTGGAGATGTCCCGTCCACTTTCCTCAAAACTAGAATATCAGCAGGTTCCAGATTTTTATCCCACTCCTCCAAATCAGCTTGTGCTTGGCTGAGGGTGTGGATGATCTTCGGTTCGTCCTTTCCCACCAGTTCTTCCGGTTTCTCTGGAATTGAGCTTTCGCTCGTTGGAATTTCTTGCGAATTTGCAGTAAATGCACTCGTCTGGACAGATGGCGTTGGGGTTTGAAAAACGTTTAAGAGCTCTCTGCTCCGTTTGAACCACGCATTGGCGTTTTGCGAACTGTTGGTAGCAAATTCGTTCTTCTCTTGCAAGAAGTGATTTACGCGTGTTTTGAACTGCTTGAGTTCTTTGAGTTGGTCTGTGTGCCACTGCAAAAGAAACTCTGGTTTCTTGTCGCCTTTGTACGCCTGAATAGCGAGATTTAGGAGCGTTTTGTGTGAAGCGATTTCTTTCTCCTGTTTCAGAATAAAGTCCCATTCAAATCCGAAATTGACGTCTGTGGTATTGAGAAAGTGTCCGTTGTCTGAAAATGACATTGTGTGAAATTGTGAGATTGTTTTAAGTGTGGCAGTTTAAAATCAGTCTGATTGCGGCGTTTCGTCGTTTTAGTCCAAGGACTTATCCGCTGTAGGGAGCTTACTTTAGTTAGCAGACCTACTTAGAAGAAGAGACAATTGAGCTCTCATCTTCGCAATTTGCTTCTCCTGCTTTGTGTGTTGGGCACGGAGGAACGTAGAAAGAGGATTCGCAGGCATTTGGCTTGAGTCAGGCAGCCATTGCGTGAATCTAAATCTATCGCTGGCGGCGATACCAAGTTCCGACCTTGTTGTCATAAAGCCAGCTGACGACACACGAATAAAACCGACAACCTCCCCATCCCGGTTAACTGAAAAGATTGCTGATGTTGCTGATGGCCATTGAAAACCTTCCATATCGTTCTGAAGCATCACGCTCTGCAAGCTGAGTGTAGCCCCTCTATTGGATGTAAGACACATGGGTATCTCTCCACTTGGGACTTTTGCCATGATAGCTTTCACATTATCTGGGACCTCTGAAAATCGTTGGTAATTAGTGAGATCCAGACCCACTCCAGCATATGGGGTCCATGAGAGCCCCACTGGCTTCTTGTTCGGATTTCCTGGCTCAGCAAATATGATCTTCATCTGGAATTCGGTTGCATTCTCATACCTGGGGTAGCATCCAAGGCCTGCATCATTGACTCGGATCTGCAACTGCTGCATCGGCGTTGGCAGTGCGGCTGTAGTGTCAATAGCTGAGACAACTGCAATATTTGTCAAGTTATGAGAAAAGAGTGTTCGGGTTTGAATATCCTCGTTGGTGTAAAGATCAAACTCCGGGTCGGCATTTCTAAGTGTGGTCGTGTAATAGTGGCTTGTTGGATTGTCACGATTTGCCTGGTATTTAATTCCTCTCTCTATGTATAGTGATTTTGAGATATCACTCCATCCATTAAGCAGGGACATTCCTTATGTTAGCGGAAGAATGAAAGCATTTACTCCTTCTTGTTGAGCTTTTGTGGGGAGCATTGCATAAACGAAACCATTCTGCGGGGGCCACGCTGCTGGAAACGGGAGGAAAGATGTATCCATAAGTCTTGCAGCATCATCGCAGCCGACATGTTGGGATGCTCTGGTAGTAGAAAAATTGGGGAAATTTTGATCAACTGGAATTCCTCCTGAAAGGAGGGGCTGAGGTTGCCTAAATGTATACTGTCCTTTGGTTCTCACCAGGATATCAAGGGATGCTCCTTCCGTGTTCGGAGAGATGTTGAGCTTTCCAAAGACCATACAAACGATATGGCCACCAAACGTCGTGGCATCATTACCATTCAATGGTCC